ACGCTCCGTCTTCCTTTACATTTAACAAAGTCCGTGCTTCAGCTGCTGTAAGTTCTTGAACATCAACACCTGTACCGTTGTCGTTACCAAGCAATACATTATTAGCTGCTATATTTTGCAACTTAGCGTAGGTAATAGCGTCGTCTTCTATCTGAGCAGTAGCGAGTTGTACACCTGGAGGAGGAGAACCTGTGGCAAGAGATGTAGTAATCGTGTCGTCTACATAGTTCTTATTAGCAGCGTCAGCATCAACAGTAGGGTCAGCAAGATTAGTAATCTTATTACTTCCCATGTTCAACTCACCACTCATCGTGTCCCCAGCAACATCAACAAAAGTAGCGTCTGTATAAGTCTTGTTCGTCAGATCATTACCGCTGGATGGAGTGGCAGATGAAGTAACTTTATTAGCCCCCATGTCCAGATTGCCTGTCATCGTGTCTCCAGCTACATCTACATAACGATTGTCTGCGTATCCTTTGTTAACTGCATCGTCGTCAGAGTCAGGATCAGCTAAGTTCTCAAGGCGTAACGCATCAGCGTCAAACTGACCGGATGTTTCATCTTTAACTAAAGCTCCTCCCGTCTTTCCTTCCTCTGCTTCTTCAGCAAGATAACGGTTGTGTTGGTAAGAGTTATCAAGTTCTGTCTCTGTCAGTACTGATCCGTTTGCAAAGTCTACGATTCCTTCGTTCGCATCACTGTCTCTTAGTACTCGTATCTTCCACAAGCTGTTAGGTACAGAATCAAGAACGACTCGTGTACTAGGAGAAGTCTCTACAGTAAAGTCCGTGGTTCGTTCCCACTTGTTGGTTCCACCTGCTGGACCTTGGTTTATCTCAACTGCAACATGAGATGTTTTGATGTAAGGGAACGAGAATAAGAACTCTTTTCCGGCATTAGGTCCGGTTCCAGTTCCGTCTGATCCGACATAGTCTACGTAGGTGTTTGCCATGATAATATATTATTAACTATTGAGTTAGGAGTTCAAGCTAGTTTCTAAAAGGAAGCATTAATTCTTCAAGTTTAGATGGTACTTGTTGCTCTTGGTATTGCTCTGCTGGGAACTCAGTTTCTTTAGCTCCTAGTTCAAATTCCCTGCGTTTTTGTAATCTTTTCTGATAATCAGCTTCGGATTCCATTGATGACTTAGGCTTGAATGGTTTATTTAATTCTTCCTGAAATTCTTCCCTGGACTCCACTTCTCCCTCTAATATTGGGAACTCTTTCTTAAGTTGAATGAGAGCTTGGTCTCTATATACTTTAAAAACATTCTTAATAAGAGGTATTCGTTCATCCTCTTTTTGTTCTTCACCTTCAGGTAGTGCTGTTTTAGGTGCTTTTCTTATATCTTTTTTATAATCAAAACGACCAAGCGACATATAACCACCACCACTAGCTAATTCAACAATAGCTTCTTTCATGGTCTTACCTTTTTTAGAAGGTGTAAGAACTGAACTTAACTTCATCTCGTTGGCTAGTTCCTGCCATCGATCAAAGGCATCTTGTTGAGTTTCTGGGTCTCTTATTTCTTGTAAATCAATACCTTCCCATTTCGTAGTACCGCCATTAAACTGAGGAGCTACACCTAATTCTATACACACAGCATAAGCAGCTTCTCTAATCTTTGCTTGGTAAGCTAACTCTATATCTTGATCAGTTAGTTTATCTCCCTTTTTATCAGCTCTTAATTCCTGTGCTACATTAGCTTTAGTAATCTTAGGTATTTTTATTGATCTAAACCCTGTTACCTCATCTATTTCGATATACTTATCAATATCACCCCTCTCATTAAAAACACCGAATGGAGATAGGATTTCCAAACCACCAGTCCGTTTTTCGCTTAGACCTCTTGTTTGAATGTCTCCAAATATATCCCGCATAGGAGGCACAAGTTTAGAAAGACCATTCATCCTTCTAGCTATTACCTGCATTAAATTACTGTTTTCCCTGATAATATCATCAGACATATAAGTTAAAGCATTCTGAGCCGCAGATACTGTTTGTCCTGCTATACCTTTCAACATCCTAAAGGCATGTGCTCTTTGCACTTCACTGTCAGCTGTTGCTTCAGTTATTAACTTCATAGCATCTCCTAAGTTTTTATAGTAGGATTTGTTAGTTAAGTTATTTGCTAAGGCTAGTGTAAATGCTTCAAATAAATTACGAGCTTCTTCACGCTGTGCTACAGTACCGCTTGATAAACTCTTCATGTCCGCTGTGACACTCAAAATAGTGTTGAACGGTTCTAACGCTGCCAGACTAATAGCTTTCATTTTACCAGGTCTAGTAGGATCAGCTATACGAAGAGTGTACTCAGGCATGCCCGTTACAGTCCTAATAGCTTTCTTCATTCTCCAATCTTGGCTTTCAGTACCTACAAATTGAACGAGACCATCTATTCCTTCAGCTAAACCATAAGCAGTTAATAATATACCTACACTAGATATTTGTTGTCCTCTAGCCCTAGCTGCTACAATCGGATCATCACTAGCTAAATCTTTAGCAGTCTTAGTCCAAAGTCTTTCAGCTACTCTAGGTACATCTTTGATGCCTGGTATCTTGTTAGCTCCGGGTATTTTATCAATAGAGCGACTTAAACTTAATAAGGGGCTAGTTACAGCAGCAGCTCCTCTTTGTATATTTCTACCTGTACGCATGAACGGGTTTAAAACTACATTTAAAAGAGGGTAGGTTCTTATGAATTGTTCTATGAAATAGTTGCCTTTTTCCAAAACATTAGGGTCTGCGAACTCACCTATTTCTTCAGTGAATGTTACTTCTTTTAAGTTTCGTTGTATATAATTAACAAACTCACTGATGTCTTTATTCCAATTCTGTTTAACAAAATTATCCATATAAGAAGCTAAGTTCTCAGGAGCTACTCCTTCTTTGTCTGCCATTAATACAGCTTTTCTTCTAACTTGGTCTTCGGTCATTAACTTACCCTTAGACTCTGTGAACACTTGACCAACAAACTTATTGTAGTATTCCTGAAATGTTCCTACTTGTTCTCCTTTCTCTACAGCTTTTTGGTAATCTATTTCTGCCTTAGCACGGGTCATAGCGTGGGCTAAGTTTAATCTAGTTCTAACATCCAAAGCAGCCATACTTGCACCAGGCATATCAACACCTCTACCTACATTTTCAAGAGTAGCACCCAAAGGTCCAGAAAGCCCAGTACGCTCCATCGAGAAAGCAGATTTACCGAATCTTTCAAAGTGAGTTTGTAAATCAGATTCGCCAGACTTAAGAGCTTTTAATGCTTCTTTATTAGCGATAGCTCCAAATGTACCGTAGGATGCACCGACTCTTTGCCAGAAATCACCAGCCCGTTGCCATTCTTGCTTGCTAATTCCTTCCTTAGTCCAAGGTAAAGTAGCCATGAACTTAGCTCCTATCCAACCATTCATTACATTGTAGTTAGACATAACGGTGTTAGATGTAAGAACTTTAGCGTGAGTGACGGGGTTGTTTAACATCTTAAAATATATAACATCCCTCGCCATATCTCTTACCTTACTGTATGCAGTAGGAGCTTCCCCTGTATAAGGGTCTTGTAAATATGGTATCTTTTTATTCGGGTCTAACGGATCAGCTAAATATTCCTTAGCTTGTTCTTTCCAAGTTTTCTGAAAAGACTTCTGTTGATCCATTAGTATTTGGTGCACCTCAGCTGTATCGTCAGCTTGTTGAATTGTTTGTAATAACTTCTTTACAACTTGTATATCTCCAAAAGTTTTAATTTGTTCATCAAGTTGTTCCTCTGTAAGGTCTTTAGCTTCCTTTACATCTTTAACAAGCTTACCTTCCAAACCAGCTAACACTTTCTTTTGTTGTTCAGTTAATATATCTTTGGTGTACTTCCGTGCTTGCAATAACCTACCGGATTCCGCACCTGCCTGCTTCCAAGCTAATTGTTGTGGTATTAATTTTATTATACTAGCAGTTGCATCGTTAACTACATTAATATCATTTAAATCAGCGTTATCTAAAAACTTTATTAGATCATCATAACCCTGTACCATAACAGCACCATTAGCTGACATGTGTATACCTAGTTTTCTAATAGCGTCAGCAACTTCAAAGTTATCTGTTACTTGAGCAGAGTTTAAAACAATACCTAACTCTTGACTAGCTTTAGGTCCTAGCCTTCTACTCAATTCGTTTTGTACTTGTGCTAAGTATTCTAGTTGTCCAACACGACCGCCTTTTACATTCTTAAGGTCTTGGTCCATTACTTGAGTAACAACATTTATAAGCCTTCGCTTTTCTTCGTCTGTTGTTAGCAACCTAGCTTTTACTTCATCTTTGGAATCCAGTACTTTACCAGTTAAAGGGTCTACCTCACGAGTACCGCCACCGCCCATGAAGTCGTCTAATATATCCCTAGCTTTCTGCTGGATGTCAGGTTCAACTTCTTGAGCAGCTTCAGTAGGTTTAGGGGCGGGTGGTTCTACGAATTTAAAAGGTGATTTAATGAATACACTATCTTGCCCAGCTTTAGCTTGTGACTTAATACCATCTCTTACTTGTTTAGCCAATCCCTCTACATCCTCAACTCCTTGGGACTTCAACCAATCAATGTACTCTTGTTTTCTCTTTGAGCTTTGTCCGATACCTGCAATGTAAAGTGCTTTGGCTATATCGTTCTCAAAGTTAAGTTCAATGTTTCTATCACCGTAGTTATATCTAGGTTTAGCTCCAGCAAGTTGCTTAGGTAATACACCAGGTACTCCAGTACTAACAGCTGCTCCTGTTCCTTCTACATCAATATCTTGAAATAATTTAAAAGCTTCTGTTTTTTTAAATGCTTCAGCAACCTTAGCTACCTCCTCCATTTGTTTCTTTTCGGCTTGCTCAAGAGCATCTATAGCCCGCTGTGTTACCTGTTCTTCAGTAGGTATAAGTTCTTTTAACTGAACTTCTTTCTTTGCTATTTTTTCTTTAAATTTAAGATATACTTTAGGGTCTCTCTTAGCTTCCCTCTTAAGCTGTTTCAGCTCGTCGGTTAACATTTTCCTTAAGTAGGCAGCTCCTTGTTCACTTGCACTAGCCTCGTATATAACAAAAGCGTTTTCCCACCTACCTAGTAAAGCTCCTATCACTCCTCCTAAACCCGCAGCTCCTATAAAATTAGTATCCGTTTGGTCTCCATAGAGAGCATCAAATCCTAATTTAACAGCTTCAAACCCAGCTCCCTGCCCTGCACCTTCAAGCCCCCTTCGTGTCATTATCTGAAGCTTGCTAGCATCTTTTACTATCTTTGAACCGGAAATAGCACCTACAGCACCTGAAGCAAATACTTCAGACCATCTCACTTCTTCACGCTTACCTGACCCCACCTCCATTATCTGAGCAATGTAATTCCAAAAAGCAGCCGAAGAAGAGTTTATACCGTACCAAGTAGCTTTTGTTGTAGGTTCAGGAGCAGCTAGTAAAGGAGAAGTAACAACAGCCGTACCTAAAGTACCTAGTATCTCTACAGCTGCTGGGTTAGCCCAATCTAAAAACTCAGCTATTTCTTTACCGAAAGATTCATCGTAATCTGGGTGTGGTACTAACCCTGCCTTAAACAGCTTAATAGACTCTTGTCTAGCTCTCTCAAAAGACTCAGCAGAAAATGGATCACCCTCAGCTAACATAGCAGCTATACGATGGGTGGTTGGGCTTTCAGGTGGTAGTCCAGTCGCTCGTGATGCTCTCTCCAAAATTCTTTCTTCAGTAGTATACAGTGATCTAATACCGTGGTCTGGTAACTTAGTAGGTATTTCAACTTGCGGTTTAGATGGTGTAGGTGCTCCAGGACGACGGCTACTAGGTAGTGATTTATCGATGTCCGTAACAACTCTATCAATCTCTTCTATTTCGCTTTGTAGATTTTCTTTAAGTGCTATACCAGCTTGGCTGAAGTCCGACTCTAATTTACTTTTTCTTTCTACTAACTCAGACTTTTCTTTTAATAACGCACTCTTCTGCTCGTTACTTCTATCAGTATATTCACCTATCTCCTCAATCCTACTTAACGCAGGTACAGGCTTCTGTGTCTTGACATCTTCAATGATACGGGCTTCTTCTTTGTCTAAGAATGTTTTAGTATCACTTTTAAATTGTTCAACCATCTGAGCTTTCTGCTCTTTCGTAATCTCCTGTTCAGGGTCTTTAGGGTCTATGTCTTTCTTCCGACCGTAAAATGGACTTAAGATTTTATCGTCTGTATTTTCAGTAGCCATGTTAAATTTTATTGAGCTTCTAAGTCTTGATCGAACAACGCTGGATTTACTTTATATTTATTTATAGCTAAAGTCTCGGATTCTGTTACCCAAGTTTTAAATACTTTTTCACTTATCGATTCCATTTGTTCCAATAGTTTAGCTTTAGCTTCTTGTGGGCTAGTTTCTTCATCTTGCTCTAGCTCGTCAAACTTATCTTGAAATGCTTGTTTTAAATCTTTTTCAAATGCTACATATCTTTTATTAACAAACATATCAGCAGCGTCTTTACCTAGATTGCGGTATATTTGGTAGTAAACACTGTGATTTTCTATAGGATTATAAATATTGGCTAAAGTTGATTCAGGGTCTTGCGGGTCAATCTTTACACCTAATCTAGTAAAAAAACCTACGGGATTACTGACAGGACTTTTACCTGCTTTAAATTGCTCAAAACCAGTAATTGTTTCCCTGTATCCATTCCTTAATGTTTTCATTACAGGATCGTCATAAACCACGGTAGTAAAGTTCCTAGATGATTCTATTCTTTGAATAAGTGCGTTTCTTTCCTTTGGAGTTATAGCCCTGTCAGCAGCTGCCTTCATCACACTATCCAGTGTCTTATCTAAATCATCTCCTTCATCTATTAACAACTCAAGATTAGCAACAGATAGCTGAGTAGATTCGGTGCTGGGTTTACGGAGTTCTCCGAGTAGATCGTTAATGTTTTTATTAACCTGTGTCTTAAGATGTAACGGTGTTTTGTCTCTTAATTCTCTTTTAATCCTAGCTTCATCTGTTGGTGATATTGTATCGCTGTCGCCCATTAATTCTAAGATTTCAGTTTCAGCTTGTGCTAAGTTAACCATGTACTCTCGATTGTATTGCTCACTCTTTTTATCTTCCCATTTGGAGCGTCTGTCTTCGATGTAGTTATAGAACTCTGTTATTCCTTTACCTACTTCAGCGTCAGCAAACTTAACACCACCACCTAAATCTAGTGTTCTTAAGTTATCTAAAAATGTTTCAGCTTGTTGAGGGGATATGCTCCCTTCTTCGCTAGGGTCTTTAGATAAACCTTCTTTTAATGTTTCACTAAATAAATTAGTCCAAGCGTATTCTTGGGAACCTTTGAATACACCAGCAGAGTGATTTAACCATCCAATAATATTAGGGTCGTTAACATCTAGCTGCCCCTTAATTACTTGGTCTACTACTGGTCTACCTAACTCCACCCAAGCTCTTTTGTTAGTCTCCGTCCTTACTGCATCTAGTCTACTATTAACATCTTTCCTGAACTCATCATCTACTTTACCGAATACTTCAGCAGCGTATGCTCTAACAGATGGATCAGAGAACTCAGGTCGTTTCAGGAACTCAGCTTTGGTTTGTGCGATAGCTACTTCAGGATCGTTTGTTGTTTCAACAAGACTTCTTAGTTGGTCCCTGTAATCCCTATTAACTAATACTTCACCTTGTGCTTGTAGACCTCCAATAATAAATGGGGCGTTAGCATTCTCAGGAATAACACCAGCGTTAATACCTTTCCTGGTAAGATTCTTTAACTGTTCACTAACACCGCTAGGGTCTTCTTTGAAAGCTTCTCTACCTTTAGCGATCTCAGCTTCTCTAGCTAATCTATCTTCCTCTTGCTTTTGTTCTATCAGTTGTTGTTTAGCTCTACTTATCCGACCAAACTGTTGCAGTGCTGGGTTTATTTGAGATAATGCATCAGCTAAATCTTGATACCCACTACGACCTACTTTTACATTAGCTAGTTTATAGCTAAAGCCAGGCATATCAACAAAAGGTACTGTTCTAAGTTTAGTCATATTACACTGTGCCTTTGTTACTGATGCTTAAATCACTTCTTTTTCTTGTAGCACTTGCTAAATTTAAACCAGCAGTAGCTCCGGACAATCCTCCGCTTATAGCTTTAAAACTTGTTACCAATGGGCTTTCGGTTTGTATAGGTTGACTATATTTCAATAACTCCTGTTGCCCAGCTAAAGCTAACTCTTGCATACCAAGTCCGTATTGAATACCGTACAGACCTTCCTCTTTTTCTAGCATACTAAGCTCAACACCTAGTTGTCTATCTAAGTCTCTCTCAAAAGCATCTGATATAGCCACACCCTGTTTAGCTCGCAGAGTACTAGCAGCTGCGTCACGCATCATTTCGAGTTGTCTTTTCCGCTGGCTTATTGACTCCATTCTTTGCTGTGACTCTAACAACGCAGAAGTTCTTTGAAGTCCTTGTTTTTTAATTGCAGCTTGTCTTTGTTGTTCTTGAAACTGCATTTGTGCCTTAGCTTGCTGACGCTGACCAACTGCACCTACAACAGGGGAAGCAATACCTAAAGCAGTAGTACCTGCCATCAAACCAAGACCAGTAGCCGATATACCGGTAGCAGCTGTAGCAGCAGCCACAGAACCAGTTCCGGTAAATCCTAACATTGCTGCACCTATTGCTGGAAAACACATAACAATTACTTCCTCTCTAATATAAATGACAGATAGTTTTCGTACTGACAATCGTTAAACTCAGCACCTAACCACTCCAACCATC